CAGTAGCTCAGTGGATTAGAGCAACTGCCTTCTAAGCAGTCGGTCGTAGGTTCGAATCCTACCTGAGACGCCTTGCGGAATTAGTTCAGTGGTAGAACGTCATCCTTCCAAGTTGAATGTCAGCGGTTCGAATCCGCTATTCCGCTCTTTTAGTGCCTTCTTTTCTGAGGAAGAGTTGGACACAGCTAAATCTTTGTTGATGCTTCCTAGATGGGAGTTTGGACATAGAAGTACGATGGATTCTAAACCCTTTTGGGTTATGGAATTAGAAGATGAATTCTTTTATGACATCTTCCTACAAAAGATACGACCGTTACTTACAAAAAAGTATACAGTTGATAGAATATACGCTAATGGAACGACCTACGGGCAACATGGGTCGCTTCATCAAGATAGTCTGAACCCAGACGACAGAACATTTTTAATCTACATGAATGCTGTCAGTGGGACATACTTCGAAGGTTATGGTATCCATACACCAGAAGAAAATTCTGCTCTTATGTTCCCTGGATACATTCCGCATCACTCAATTGGTCCTCCAGAATCCTTTGAGGAACTAAGAGTTACTGTTGCCTACAAATTATTGTGTAAATAGTAATGTGTGTGATCGGTAACACATGGATAAGCTTAAGATCGAACAACAGTACAGATATTATTCTGTCGATGGTAGGAAAATGGCTGTGAAAATGTACTTCGTAAATCATATGCCATTCACTTTTGATCAACTGACTGAATTAGAGGTAAATGATCCGTTAGTAATTGAAGAAGCAGAAAAACGTGAAGACGTACCAGAGAAATGGTTGTATCAGTGCTCTGATTATCTTATTGCAGAAGAGTGCCATCCCTGTCTCTTTGATGTAGAATTGGAAAACCCCCAAGATCTACCACTAGACATAGATAAATGAGTGACGTTCAATACAAAAAACATCGGGTGTTCCGCGAGACTCCTGATGTTATTTTTTATGATATCTCTGTAGAAGATTCAAACGCTTCTGATCTTGTATGTCACGAGGGCCCTGCGATTTCACCTCCAAATGATTTGGTAGGTGCCAAACAATTCTATATACACTATCATCAAACTGATAACAATCGTGTCCTTCAAGGTGAACGAACTTTCGAGTTGGTAAACTTTGAATGGAAGTATCCATATCATATTGTATCCCTCACCAGAACATCTGGTGCCTTAGTCATACCACCTCAGACGTATCACCGTTCTATCTCGGGTGAAAAGGGATCTATTGTTATCAATCAGGCAATTCGTACAGAAGGTTTTGACCCAGAATCTGAGTTTCAACCTGTATCTGCTGCACAGGAACCTCGACTCTATGAGGTTTTGCTACACGAAAAACCTGTGGTGCATACTTTAGGAGACTAGTTTGGATAAGGTCAAAGCATACAAAGATTTTATTACTGAATCTGAGCGAGACGAACTTAACGAATGGACCCTTTCAAATTATGAGAGGGATATTTTTATGGATCCAAAAATGGATACCAATAAAAAAGAAAGAACTAAACTCACAACTCGTTTTGCTACCCCTCTAGTAATTCCTCAAACAGGACAGGTCATTAGTTCACCTTCTGATTTTGATTATCCTGCAGAGGCATACTGGATTCAAGATAGAATCTTAAGAACTTTTGATATTGAAGAGTATGGCTTTGCACCCGTTGGTTTGGATGGTATAATTACGGAGATAAGCTTTGAAGGAGGAACTGTACACCGACATATAGATCCTGTATGGATGGAAGATACAGTTACAGTACATTTCAACATCATCAGCCGTAAACCAAAAGGTGGCGGAGTCACTATCATAGATGGTGAACCATGGGATGTTGAAGATACCGATCTACTTTCCTACATTGTTTCTGACGCTGAACATGAGGTGGATGAAGTTGTAGGGAAAAAGAATAGAATCCTTTGGGTTTTTGCTTTTATGCTTTCTACAAAAGATGCTAAACGAATTTTCTCTGGAGAGACCGAAGAGGATCTTGGAGAGTCAGTACAATGATGACACTCCTGGCGGACTCATCCGTGCAATTGTAAAGGACTTCCCCCCTTTTCGTACTGCCGCTAAACCAAACGAGTGGGAACAAGGTTATCATTGTGTTATAGATACTCTATGGCACATTGCTAACGAATTTGATCAACTTGAAAAACAAGAAAATCAATGAAGTATTCATCTTATTCTCTGAATAGACTTGAAGAATTTCTTTTAGATGCTCTAAATTTAGAAGAAGTCACTGCAGAAGACATCTACAGTGTATTGATTAAGTCACTTCGCGAACATGAACAGTATCATAAAACCGAATGTGACAAGGCAAAAAGTCTTTTGAACATGATGAATGGTCACACCGAACCATGGTCACATCCTGATAGTAATGTTGAATTTACTGTTGAAGATATGATCAAAGAAGATCCCAAGACTTATGGATATGAGTGGACACCCTTGCCATGACAGGGGTTTCCTCATATAATTAACACATATTCCTCTGTAGCTCAGCGGTAGAGCCGACGACTGTTAATCGTCTGGTCCCAGGTTCGAATCCTGGCGGGGGAGCCTTGGGAGATTAACTCAGCGGTAGAGTGGTTGCCTTACAAGCAATAAGTCACTGGTTCGAATCCAGTATTTCCCATCATTTTGATAAATATGAATGAACAGTTTTTCGTAACTTCTCCTGACGATGAGGAGTACCTCAACGCCTGTGCAGAAATAATTCACAATATAGATATTCCTTTCACCGAGGAGAGAATGTTTGATCTATTGCAGATCAAGAAACGGTGGGGAAGAGGATCTTTAGAAAGCATCAATCATTGTGGAAGAGTTTCTGATTCTTATTATGACGGAGATGGTTGCTTAGATTTTTATAAATGGAAACAGATCTATGATTTGGGATTCACTACTCACATCACAGATATTCTTGATTTAACTGAAGAACTTAGAGAACTTGATCGTAGACTCTTTGATTTGAAAGGTAGTCGGACAGTTGCTAACTTGTATTTCACAAAGGGTAGCACCAGTCGAAGGGTTAGTTTCCCTCCACACAACCACGACTATCATGTAATTGTGAAACCATTGTACGGATCTTGTTTATGGCAGGTCGGTGAAGAAACAAAAGAGTATGGACCTGGCGATTTGATTATGGTTCCCTATGGAACAGTGCATTGTGTACATGAATCTAAAGAACCTCGACTGTCTCTAACAGTCAACCTAACGGGATAAACATATGGAATATGTAAGGTGTAAAGATTGTAACACCGAATTAGAAATGAATGGTAGATTCTCTTGTTGTGGTTGCCCAAACATGGTAACCGTAAATGGCGACAGGGTTTCTGCTGTAGACTTAGGAAAAGTTGTGTTTCGAAAATCTAAAGATAATGTTAAAAGTGATGGAATCCTCACACAAAGTGACCTAAAATACCAAGACGAACGCCGTAAAAGGAAAGTTCGAAAATTAAACTTTGAGGTACGCTGATGATCAATCTCCACCAAAGGTACAACCATTACCTTCACACATCAAAACTCTTGAATGACCATGATGTAAATGAAAGGATTATAGCCTATGGTTGGACCGATGATGGAAAGTCCATCACAGGGTTCTATGTATTGACAGAAACAAAAAGACTGTTGTATACTACTAAGGGCGAACTCAAATCTATTGAGGATCGCGTCGAAGATAAATGTGCCGCATAGAGCATATATAAGATAGTTTGAAGTTAATTTTAGATTACTAATGGATTACGCACCACCCAGATCAGATATTCGTACTGTTCCGAAAACCCTTTCGTGGCAGTATCGTGAGGATGGAGAATTTGTAACTAAGACTGCTGAAGATCTTTTTGCAGGAAAGCGAGTTGTAGTCTTTGCAATCCCAGGAGCCTTCACACCAACCTGTACCTCCAAGCATTTGCCTGGATATGAAAAACTTTTTGCAAAGTTGAAAAAGGCTGGTAAACTAGATGAAATCTATTGTCTCAGCGTAAACGATGCATTTGTAATGGATGCATGGTTTAAGGACTTGAAGATTAAGAAGATTAAACACATCCCAGATGGAGCCCTAGAATTTACTAACTGGGCCGACATGCGTATCAATAAGAACTACATTGGCTTCGGTGATAGAAGCTGGAGATATTCTGTAGTAATTGACGATATGATTACAACTGCATGGTTTAAAGAACCTTCTGGTGCGTCGGATGATCCTTTCAAAGAATCATCTGCCGAAAGAATGTTAGAGTACCTCTCAAGTTAAGGAGAATTCCATAATGGTCCACATCTTACACTTTGCAATGAATGTGGTTCATCACTACCCCGCTCTAGTTGGTTCTATTGCGGGGACCTCTCTTCTAATACCTTTTGCGTATTATATTCACGACTCTAAAAAACACCCAGAGAAATACAAAGAACACTGACGGGGTGTAGCTCAGCTTGGTAGAGCACTCGCTTTGGGAGCGAGTGGCCGTAGGTTCGAATCCTATCACCCCGACTCTTTATTAAATTCTATGCAACAGATTACTTTAGAAGAACTCGATAAGAACTTCGATGAAATTTTTGAAAGGGCTGAAAAAGGAGAGACCTTTCATATTATGTGTCCTGATGGACGAGATGTGATTCTTGCACCAACTGAACTTGTTGATCCTCTTCAAAGGAGAGGAGTGATTGAACCTTATTCTGCTGTTGCGGAAGATGAAAAATTAGACCACGATGACCAAGCCGATTGGGAAGAACTCTACACCAATCACTCAGAGGGGAGTTGACTTCATAAGGGTTATCCCCTATAATTCAACAGTAAACATTCACGGGAAAATGTCCGTCACTACTAAGTTCAAGAAAGAAATCGAAACTCTTCGTCTTGCTGCTACTGGGGAAATTTATTTGGATGTAAAGAACCCTAAATTGTATAAAAAAGTAGTTCGCTATTATCAAAACGAAGGTTATGAATTTTCAGGAGAACCTCTAGATGATTATGAGATCCTTCTTGATTGCCTTGTTCGCGATCTCGAAGGCGTGGAAGTAGCCTAAAACTGAATACAATGGATGTAATTCTCGAACGTTATCCGTACCGTTACGTTCAATGCGGTACTCTTGAAATCAACGGAATGCCAGATTATCGAATTCAAAAGTTCGATGAGTGGACTAGGAGGTACAAAGACATGTATCTTCTTGACAATGGTATTCAACTGGACTATGCTATTGAAGACTTCGAGTACACAAAATGGCTTGATCCAGCTGGCGTTCCTTGTTATGTGAAGGGTGACGTGTACGACATGGAGAGTCGTTAAAAACCCTGGTGGAGCTATGGCGCAATTACATTTACTATTTCCTACCCCTCTATACGAGGCACAACTTCCTTTCAGGCCAAAAGAGTTCTTTGAGATGGTTAACATCTTAGAAGAACTTGAATGGAGACAGGATGTTGATCAGTTGGGCAGATCCAATGGATCTGTGACACAAATTAAAAGTGTTTTGGATGTTCCAGGCATGGAAAAAGTCCGAGACATGATTATGAAGGAAGTAGAAGTCTACCTATACAATGTATTGAGTATCGACCGAAATATTCATAAGATACATTGTGTCACCTCTTGGTGTAATAGGTATCAGGATCAGTGTTATGCTGTTAAGCATTGGCATTCTAATGCTTTGTTTAGTGGGGTATTTTATCCCCGTGTAAATGACCCAAATGAGGGTGGGGAAATTCAATTCTTCAGAAGTGGACCCACTTGGAGCACAGATGATTGGGAAATAAACGTTGAAGATGTTACTGACATCAATACTTGTGTGAAACAATTCGCACCTGACGAAGGAACGTTGTATCTTTTCCCTTCACATCTGAGCCACATGGTCAATCCGATTAACACAAAATCAGATGGACCTGTAAGATATAGTATTGCATTTAACTTTATGTTAGATGGTGAATTTGGTGAAAAACATTCTACTAAACAATACGCTGATAGATATGGTTACGGGACCAATTATCTACACCTGAAATTTTAGTCACGGAAGGACTCTAACAGCCCTGGTCGGGATGGTCTTACGACCCCTCGGGTTTCCTTATTCCTAAAATAAGGTGGCGAGCAAAAGGATTTTATGGACAAAGAAATAATGGATCTGGAACCTGATTCCGATCTAAATGTGACAATCTCAGATTTCATTGGCATCTACGACAATGTAGTTCCTGAAGATTTTTGTCAGAAAATGATGGAGATTGGTGACACTAGTCACCTTGTTTCTCCTAGACATACTTTTGGTATCCAAGATAGACAACTTGTTTTGGATAGTTCTCATAATGCGGCTGTGGGTGCATTGTATGCAAATGCACTCGAACCATGCCTTTTGAATTATATTTCTGCCTTTCCATATCTTTCTAGTTTTAACTACGTTAGTAGTGCTGCCCTTCTACAAATTACCGAACCTAGAGGTGGCGGTTATCATATGTTCCACGCTGAGAACACTGATTGGAATGTCCATGATAGAGTTCTTGCGTGGATGATTTATTTGAACGATGTTGATGCAGGGGAAACAGAATATTTGTATCAGGGTATCAGAGTAAAACCCAAGGCAGGTAGAGTAGTTATATGGCCTGCAAGTTTTACTCATCTACATAGAGGTAATCCTCCTGCGAGTAGAAAATACATCATCACTGGATGGTGGCAGGGTGTTAATGGACTTCGAGTCACTAATACTGCTGGTTCTCAGGAAGATCCTAAGGTAACTGGGGTTGGTCAGTGAAAATTTTAATCACAGGACATAAAGGTTTTATTGGATCTCATGTCTATGAAACCTTGACTCGTAAAGGACACGAAACTTACGGGCTTGATTTTCCTGATGACATTGGTGAATGGGATAGGTACGAGAAAGTATTCTCACCACCATTTGATTGTGTTGTTCATCTTGCTGCATTTGCTGCACTTAGAGAAAGTATTGATAAACCAGAAGTTTTCTGGAAAAATAATGTAGAAAAAACTAAACCTATCTTTGATTACTGTAGAAGAAACGAAATCAGGCTATTGTATGCCAGTTCTGCAGGAGTTTATGAGTGGTGGAGGAATCCATATGTAATGACCAAGAAGGTCAATGAAGTCATGGCACCACCTAACAGTGTGGGTATGAGGTTCTTTAACGTATGGGCAGAGGAAGGAAGTAGAGATGATATGCTCTATAGAATGTTGCAAGAAGGAACGGCAAGATATCTAACACGACACAAAAGAGACTGGGTTCACGTTGAAGATGTTTGTAGTGCTATTGAAAAATTAATCTATTCAGACTATACTGGTGTAGTAGACGTGGGTACGGGAGTAGCTACATCTGTGTTGGAATTCGCAAATGCTTTGATTGGTGAGAACGAACTTCCTATTCAAGAGTGGACTCCTAAAGAACCAGATATTCTGAAAGCAAACCCAGTTGTACTAAGGGAAATGGGGTGGAATCCCACACCATTTTTAGACAAAATTCAATCTAAATGATATACTAAATAAACTGCTACACTATCCAAACACTTATGGCTGAAAGACAAAAAACTGCACTGGTTCTCGGTGCGGGTGGCTTTATTGGAAGTCACATGGTTAAGAGACTTAAGACCGAAGGTTACTGGGTGCGTGGTGTAGACCTCAAAGAACCTGAGTTTTCTAAGACTGAAGCAGACGAGTTTATCGTCGCTGATCTTAGAGACTATGGAACTGTAAGGAGGTGCATCCGCTTCGCAGGAGTTCTTGGCAATTACTATAATAGTATTGAAGAGAAGTTTACCGAACCTTTTGATGAGATCTATCAGTTTGCTGCTGATATGGGAGGCGCAGGTTTCATCTTTACTGGTGAAAATGATGCTGACATCATGCACAACTCTGCATCTATCAATTTGAATCTTCTCGATTGTGTGCAGAAATATAATGATAGAATGGGTAAGAATACTACGAAGATCTTCTATAGTTCTTCTGCTTGTATGTACCCAGAACATAATCAATTAGATCCTGACAACCCTGATTGC